TTTATTACTTTTATAAATAGCAGTATTAAATAGAGAGTATTATTTATAGCTTTTCGCCCGTCGGTAGTGATGAGATATTATATCTAGCAGTCCTGTTGTAACGCTGCTGTTTATAGTTATCCATTACGATATGGGGAAGGGGGATAATGTGCGGCTGTGGTGGATTCTGCGCGGCTCTGTTGGTGTCCTGGCGGTGTTTGGTTTAGCCTGATTGTTTGGGTTTTCGGTTTGCTTTTGGCTGCGCGGTTTGGGCTGTGCGGTTTGGTATCTATGCAATATTATGTCAGAGCTTCCCGCTGTTTGATTCTTCTTGTTCTTATTATAGTTGTGGGTTGTTGTTGCCGTTGATTGTGATTTGTGCCATTTTGAGGGATTTGGCGCAATTTCTCAAAAAGTGCTTAGATTTCCTACACTTTTTACTTTATCCGTCGAGAATGATATCAATACTAGCAGATATCATGATAGATTGCTATTTGTCCGGCGCGCCAGGATGCCCTACAATCAATTATTATTCAGTATGGGCTATGTAGCTATGCCATATTATACCTGCTGTTCCAGCTATACAGTGTCAATACTGATAGCGTTAGGGGTGTGGGGGATGATGGGCTGGATTCGTCCGGCTGCTGGCTGTGCTGATGAAATATTTATAGCTGGCTGTTTGGCCTGGACTGTCCCCGGTGGTGGTAGTGATAGCATATTTATACCTGATTGCTTGCGCCGTGTTCGCCCGGTGTGCTGATAAGATATACATACCTTGATAGTGTGGCAGGCTGGCAGCAATCGGGCAGGAGCGCGTAATAGTAGCAGGCCAGGGCAAGGGCTTAAACTGTGGCGGCTGTCGCGTCCTGGCCTGTCCTAGGCTGGCTGGCGTGGCTTGTGGTAGGTGCATGGGATTGCCGCCGGGGGCTATCCATTGCCTGTATGTTCGGCTGTATAGTGCCACCCCGCCAGAACCCCCCCCCACCCCTGGGCCTATCGCCGTTTCTATACCCCCTCCCCTCTATACGCCTATGATTTTCCCAACTCAATTTGCCCTTGTTTTATCTATGGCTATAAAAAATTTGGCCGCGTCGCGCTACGCGCTTTGTTTACAAAGGCCATTGACAGGTTGCGGGGCGGCGTGGTAGAATAGCGGTATGAGGAACGAGGGGCAACTGTTTGACGGACCGGTGCTCATGGCCATAGGTTGTTGGGCCTTGGGGCTGATAATCACCTTCACGATTATGTGGCTGACAGGGGCTATATGAGCGAGGAACAGCAGGAGCCGACGGTTGAGGAGAAAGAGGAAGGTTTTGAATATCAACTTAAGGCCCTTGTTGAGAAGAGGGCGCTCAAGAAGCTCAAGTCGGTCATGGAGTATCTGGAGAAGGTGGCGCTGGACGACGATTTGACGGAAACAAAGATGACAAAATCCGGTCCGGCCATACTGCCAATCAGCCACGATACCCGCGTCGCCGCTGCGCGGGCGTGGAAAGACATGGTGCTGGACAAGGCCATAGGCAACAAAAAGGTCAAGGAAACGGCCATTACCGAGGAGAAGTTGGATTTCAAGAAGGTGCTGGAAGGCATAGGCAAGGAACTGGCGAAACAGAAAAAGCCGAAGCCGCAGGCAAAGATTATTGACGTGAACGCGACAGCTATTCCACCGGAGATTCCCATTGACCCGCCCACGAATTGAAGTCTGCACAGACGAACAGTTGAAGCGCGTAATCACCCATCTCTGGGATAACCGGCTTGATTTTGCCAAGGAAATTATTGGCATGAAGCCGACAAGTCAGCAGATAGAAGTTCTTAACGCAATGGACGAACATGATGATGTGGTCCATAAGGCCGGACACGGCATAGGGAAATCCGCCATCAGCGCCGCGCTTATCCTGCATTACATGAGTTGCCGCCACGAGGCCAGGGTTGTATGCACGGCTCCAAGCAAGCACCAACTCAACGACGTGCTTTGGTCTGAACTTTCCAAATGGCACAGGAGCATGAAGGTCAGCGATGTCGGCAAAATGTTCGCTGATATGTTCATCTGGCAGAAAGAGAAATTCTTTCATAGAGATTTTCCAGCGACATGGTTCGCGGCGACAAGAACAGCCACAAAAGATAATCCAGAAGGGATACAGGGTTTTCACGCTGAATATGTATTGAAAATTTTTGACGAAGCCTCGGCAGTTCCAGAGGCCATTTACGATGTTCTTGAAGGAGCCACCGGCACTCAAGAAACAAAAAAATATATGCCGGGGAACCCCACACGTCTTGACGGCACTTTCTACAAGGCGTTCAATGACAAGAACCTTAGCAATTTTTATTTCAAAATATCATCTTCGTGCATTGACTCTCCAATAGCCCCCAAAGATTATGCCGTAAAAATGGCGGCGAAGTACGGCGTGGACAGTAATATTTACCGCATCCGCGTTCTAGGCGAGTTCCCGAAGCAGGACGGCGACAGCTTTATCCCGTTTGACCTTGTGCAGTCGGCGCTTGTGCGGGAGGGGGTAACAGAGGACCTTAGTTATCCGCTGGTCCTTGGCGTTGACGTGGCCAGGTTCGGAGACGACGATACCGTTATTCTGCCAAGGCGCGGCAACAGGACATACGAATACAAAATCCTACGGCACAAAAACACGATGGAAACGGTTGGCGAAGTTGCGCGTATGGCGAACAAACTCAAGGCCAACATGATTTTTGTTGACGTGATAGGCGTGGGCGCAGGGGTATACGACCGGCTGAACCAGCTCGGCTACCCAGTAACGCCAGTTAACGCCGCAGAATCACCGGCCACACAGCCGGAGCTTTACCGTAAGCAGAGAGACGAGCTTTGGGGGAAATGCCGGGACTGGCTTGAGACCAAGTGTGTCCGGCTCTGGGACAACGAGAAGGGCGACTTAGCAGGAGAACTAACAACTCCAAAATATTCAATCCCAAACGGGAAAATAGTCATTGAGTCAAAAGACGAAATGAAGAAGCGCGGCGTGGCTTCGCCGAATATTGCTGACGCGCTGAACCTGACCTTTGCGCTCCCATCAAGCGAAGTCGGGGCTATTGACATTGTTGGTTTTGATAACGTACAATCAGAGCAACCATTCGATTCAGAGGCGGGTTACTGATGAACGAAGGAACAATAGGGGCAGTCTACAAAGGCACAGAATCAGACGCGAGCGCACAGACGGAACAGCCGGAAGGCAGACCCAAATATCCGAAGGAGAACATCTCCGCCGGATGTCCGCTTTCGTCCTACATAAATACGATTTTCGAGGAGTTCAAATCTTCCAAGAAGCCCTTTGAAGACATAGCCGAGGAGTGCTGGTACAATTTCCTTGGGCAGTATCAGTCAAACCTTAACTGGCGCACCAAGGAAGGCGAAGGAAATCGCAGCAGAATTTTCATCAAGATTACCACCCTGAAGTGCCACACCGCCCACGCCAAGATTGTGGACGCTTTTGGACACAAGGTTCCGTTCTCGCTGGACTGCGTTCAGGACATTGACTACTCGCAGATTCCGAAGGAAAAACTCAAGGAAATCATCTTCAAGCGCACGGAGATTTTGAGCAAGAATCTGGACGCGATAAAGTTCCGCGATGTCCTTGACACGGCCGTTCTCCCCGACGCGATATTTGGATTGTCCACGCTCAAGGGGCCGATTCTCACAACCGTAAGAAAAACGGTGATGAAAGAGCGCAATCTCATGGGCATGTCGGCCGACCAGGTTGACCCCGGGCTGCGGCGCTTTGACGTGGAGTTTGTCAACGAGCCGGTGTTCGTCATTGACCATGTGCCGTGGTGGGAGTATTACGTTGACGCTAACGCCAAGTCTCCCAAGGATTCCATAGGCGAGATTCAGTTCAAGCGTATGCTCCCCGGAGATTTCTTGCAACTCGCAGACACTCCCGGCTATAACGCCGAGGCTATACGATGGGTTGCGGAGACCTGCGCGGCGGCTGTGCCTGCGGAAGAAGAAAAGAAATATATCCAGCTTGGCGACAATTATACCGGAGTCAGTGGAATCAAGGATAGCCGTATTTCCGTGCTTGAATACCAAGGCTGGGCCAAGGTTGGCATGCTCCGCGATGCCGGGGCCGAGATACCGGAAGGTATGGAAGACGAAAGCATGACCGAGTGCATAGTCGTGCTGGCCGGGGATGGCACGGTAATCAAGGCCGCAGTTAATTTGCTGGGCATGAGGCTGTTCCATTCCTGCCCATACAAGAAGCGCCCGCACTCAATCTACGGCTCTGGCGTGGCCGAGCTTATGCGCGACTCGCAGAAGATGATAAATTCCTCTGCCCGTATGCTCATAGACAACAAGGCCCTGTCAGGCAACGGCATGGTGGAAGTGAACCTCGCCCGTCTTGACACGCGCCGCACGACTGACTTGAGCGTGTACCCGCGAAAGGTCTGGTACTCAAAAGGCGACGGCTCCGTTCCTGCCGTGCGCTCGGTGGCCTTCCCAGATGTAACGATGGGGCTGCGGGAACTGCTGGAGCTTTTCGTCCGCTTTGCCGACGAGGAGACTGGGATTCCAAAGTATACCTCTGGAGAGCAGGATTCGTTTATGAACAAGACTGCCTCCGGCATCTCCATGCTGATGGGCCAGGCCAATGTCGGGTTCAAAACCGTCATGCGGAACATAGACGATTTCTGGATTGAGCCTATCGTAGAAGCCTTTGACAAAATCTATATGGCCCTCGGAATGTACCCGCAGGACGCGATGATTCCACTGAAGGTTACGGCCTCTGGCACACAGTCAATCATAGCCCGAGAAATCGTGATTGAGAACATCATGAAGCTGCTCCAGATTACGGCCAATCCGCAGGACGCGATGTTCCTAAAGCGCCCCGAAGCCATACGCGAGGTAGCCAGCCGTCTTGACCTCCGCGACTATGTGAAGTCAGAGGAAGAAATCAACCAGATTCTCACCATGCTCAACGAGCAGAGTAACAAGGCCGCTGACGAGCGCATGAGAGAGACCGTTGACATGGACAGGCTCTACCCCTTCCTGACCCGCGCAGAGCAGGAGCAGGTGCTTGCAAAGCTCGGTGTGCAGCCGAGCAAGATACCCGGCCCGATAACCAACCCGCAACAGGTGGGTCCGGTTGAGAACACTCAGGGCATATCCGCGATGATTACGCAGGCAGCTCAGCCGCAGGGAGGCGCACAGTGAACAAAGAGGCTCTTGCCGCATTTCTGAAAGAGGTTGAGGTCTTGAGGTCCGATGCGCTTTCTGAACTTTCAACAGCGGAGGAGATAAACCAAATCCTCCGGCTACAGGGCAAAATCCAAGCCTATGACATGGTGCTTCACATACACGACCAGATGGAGCTTGATAAAAAAAGTGCTGATAAAACTTGACAATTTTGGGTGTTTACTGTAAAATACTCATAACTTGGACTACTGGCGCAAGCCAGCCCATAGGAGAAAAACGCGAATGACGACTGAGAAAGACGGAGCCGGGAATCAGGACAAGACGCAAGAGGAGCTTTACAACGAAGAATGGCAGAAGGCCGAGGCAGGCGAAGCAGGGAAGCCGGAAGATGAGAAGCCGGATAATCCTGAGCCTGAACCCGACAAGAAGTCAGAGGACGATGCGAAGCCCGAAGGCGCACAGGATGGACTACCTGAGAAAAAGGACGGCGAAGCCGACCCTCAGACCCCTCCCAAAAACCCTGAACACGGCAATCTTCAGTCAGTAGAAAAGGCCCTGAAGGACACCAAGGCGTATGCCACGAAACTGGCGCAGGATAAGTCGGCTCTTGAAAAGGAACTGGCTGAACTGAAGGCCGGACGCGGTTCGCAAGAGGCGGTCAACAAGGCTAAAGATGACCTTGACGCGACTGTAGAGGAGCTTTACCAGGACTACCCGGAACTCAAAAAAGTTCTTGACCCTGTGGTCTCAATGACCAAAAGACTTTCCTCTGAAATGGAGTCGCTGAAAAAGGCCAACGAAACCTCGGCTAAAGAGCGCGAGGAGCAGGAAAAACGAGTAGAGGCGAAGCGCGAGTTTGAAACGGTCATAAAACCTGAGATAGTCAAAGAGATACCTGACTTTGACAAGTTCATGGGCGAACACGCCAACGACCTGATGACATGGGGCGAGGCGCAGACCGAGGCAATAAAGACCGCGCTGTTTAGCTCAAAGTCCCCCAGAGAT